AGTGAGTTTGCAGATTATAATTTCGAAGCCTCTGGCCTTTCGAACCTATTAGATGTGTTAGCGTACAATACCCATATTAATGGTCTTACCGCTAACTTTGCACTGAACGAAGCATTTATTGGTACAGCCCAGCTTCGTAGTTCAGTGGTATCACTTGCTGAAGGTATCGGTTATATCCCATATTCACGTATTCCTTCGTCTGGTATTATTAATCTTTCACTTAACCTTGCAGGTGTTGCTGGACGACCAGCCTCTATTTCTATCGCTGCAGGTAAAACATTTACAGCGTCTGTAGACGATATCACGTACACTTTCCAGACAAGAGAGTCGATCTCTGCAGAAGATAATGGGTCTGGTCTATACACATTTGTTGATGGTGATGACAACCAAAATATACAAATCTATGAAGGTACACTTAATACAAAAACATTTATTGCAGATGCCCCAGCACAGAATGCTATCTATGTTATCCCAGAAGCGGCACTCGACACATCAACAGCCGTTGTTCGAGTGTACGCTACACCGTCTTCTTCTGCGTTCGCCACATACACAAATTTAATTGATGCTACTACTCTTTCCTCGACTAGTACACTTTACATTTTAAAAGAAGCACCGAATGGTTATTTTGAACTCAGCTTTGGTGATGGGTCAACGTTCGGTTCAGCACCGCCCGCAGGATCCAAAATTGAAATTGAATATCTTGTGAGTGCTGGTCCAGCTGCAAATGAAGCTACAGGTTTTGCAAGTGGTGTAGATTACAGCTTCGGAGGTACAGATTATCAGTTCTCTGTAACATCTGTATCCGCATCAGCAGGTGGTAGCTTTAAAGAATCACTAGAATCTATTCGTAAGAATGCACCATTCCAATATGCTGCTCAGAATAGAATGGTAACAGCTGCAGATTATTCTACACTTATTCTTCGGAACTTTGGATCATATATTAGCGATATTAAAACGTGGGGTGGGGAAGAAAATCTACAGGCCAAGTTCGGTACTGTGTTCTGTTCGATTGTATTCAATGCAGATGTTGACGCAGCAACTATCACATCTCTCAAAAGTCAGATTACAGATCTTGCAAATCAGTTAGCGATTCTTTCTTTTGAAATAGAATTTATTGATCCTGTAACAACCTATATTGAAACAGAAACATTCTTTAGATTTAATCCACGACTTACTACACTATCTTCAAGTGCAGCACGTTCAGCAGTTAATAATGCTATTTCTAATTACTTCACGACAACAGTTGGTGACTTTGATGCTGCATTCCGACGTTCTAATCTGCTTACAATTGTAGATGAAACAAGTCCAGCAATTCTTTCAAGCCGTATGAGTGTTCGTATGCAGCAAAGAATTACACCAACACTTGGTGCATTAAATTCTATTACAATTCGATTTCCACAACCAATTGCATCAGCAGACGATGAAAATTATATTATTACCAGTTCACAATTTATTTTCAGCGGTGAAAACTGTATTATAAGAAACAGATTGAATTCAAACGTACTTGAAGTATTCTCTAACACGTCAGCAACAGTACTAGTTGATAATGTTGGATCATATAATGCTGATGCCAATACTATTAGTATTTCTGGATTCAGACCAGCATCGATCATAGGTGGTGTGAATTACATTAAAGTAAAAGCAGTCCCTGCAAACCAAAGTGCCATTGTACCAAACAGAGAAGAGATCCTTGAATTTGATGCAGGTGAATCGTTTGCAAGAGCGGTTACAACGAGTGCGACTAACTAATGAGCCATACTACATTCACAGACAGAGATTTAGGCAGGCGTAACCTTTCCCTACTATCACAGAGGGAAGTTACGCAGGTACTTCCTGAATATTATCAGGAGAGATATCCGAAGCTTATTACCTTTCTAGAAAAATATTATGATTGGGCAGACTCTGATGTATCACCGTCACATCTTATACAAGATTTATTTTTAGCAAGAGATATTTCTCAGTCACCAGCTGAACTTCTAGATTTTCTGGAAGATGAACTACTACTTGGTCAAGAATACTTTGGAGGCTTTCAGAACAAAAGAGCGGCGGCAAAGTTCTCTAATACTTTTTATAGAACTAAAGGTACGAAGTTCTCAATTGAACAATTCTTCAACGCATTCTTTGGTATTGATGTTGATGTACAATATCCTAAATCACAAAGATTCATTGTTGGGGAAAGTGAAGTTGGCTTTGAATCTCAGAGATTTCTTACAAATGCAGAACTATATCAAGTCTTTTCTGTACTAATTAAATCTGAATTACCACTATCAGACTGGAACGACGTTTATAAACTATTTGTACATCCTGCTGGTATGTACCTTGGTGCTCAGATACAAGTCGTATCAGTTGCAGATGCTACCCCAGGTACAGATTCAGCAACACCTCTCGATGTTACCTATGTTGCACAGGGTGAGGCAGCAACCACACTCAGTGCAATTGCAGATACTACCGCTATCATAACTGTTGATTCTGATCTTAGCAGACTTAGAGTCGATAACAATACCGTTGGTCAAGAACCAAGAACATATGCAGATCTGTACAGTATGGGTCAGCTTGATAGTGCATACGACAACGTATCTGAATTCCTTGACACTAACTCGTTTAGAATGGATGAAGGTGTTGGTGATCCAGGCATTATGAGAATGGATAATACCATCGAGCAAATGGACGAAGTAAATTACAAGTATTATGATAGTTCCGCTTAAAATTTATATAAATAAAGTTAACAGTTTATTTGGATTAGCAGATGACAAGACAACACATTAACATCGGTACAACTGCAAATGATGGCACTGGCGATACTCTAAGAGCTGCTGGTGATAAAATCAATGACAACTTTGTGGATCTGTACAAAATACTTGGTGGTGATTCTGACTATCCTATGTCAGGTATTTCATTCGACAGCACAGGTATTATCTTTGAAGGCACAACAGTCGATGCTTATCAAACATATTTAAGAGCGAGTAATCCAACAGCAGGTGACGTACTTATTACAATGCCTGATTCTAGTGGTATTATGATCGTTGATTCTGCTGAACAAGATTTATATAATAAGCACCTTTATACTACAAAGATTGATGGTGAATTAAGACTTCATGGTGTATCAGGCACAGGATATTATTTTGTTAATTATCTTGGCCAAGTCGATTCTGGCACGGATCTAAATGTTAACTTTCCAGCATTAGCAGATAGTGCTACATTAGTATTTGATAACCATACACAGACACTTACAAACAAAACTTTAACATCACCAGTAATAGATAATGCAATTGTTCACGGATCAGTTCAAGATTCTGCTGGTTTGGAATTAATTACATTTACTAGCACTGGTTCAGCAGTAAACGAATTAAGAGTCACAAACTCTGCTAGTGGATCGGGGCCAATCATTACTGTTTCTGGTGATGATGCAAATATTGATATGCAGTTAACAACAAAGGGAACTGGCACAGTACTATTCAATGATCCACAGAGACTTGGTAGCGAGACTCTTACGTCATCTACAGCAATCAGTGTTACGGTACCACTTACAATGATTAATTCTGGTGCAGGCACATCGATGACTATGGGTGACGGTAACGGAATTGGACAAGTTAAAACGATCCTAAATATAGGTGCAGGATCATCAACTGTCACACCAACTAATTTAGGTAATGGATCCACATTTACTTTGCATCAGTATGCTTCGGTGGATGCTATCTGGCAAGGAGCTAATTGGTATTTGATGGGACTTGATTCAGCAGCGGGTCTTGGAAATAGAGTGATAGTGGCATAAGAGGAAAAAATGGCAGCAGTACTTAATCAACCAACCAAATTCTTACTGGCTCAGAGACTTCTGACAGAGGATTCTGATACTAATCTATATGTTGCTATTGGACGCAGTAATGACTGGGACAGCTCAGACACTGCACCAACACCAATTTCTACTGAAAGAGAAGAAAGAAATCTTCGTCTTGCTATGCAGTCCATGAAACAAGTTACTGCATCTTCACTCGTTGTACCACGTCATGCTTGGTCTTCTGGTACAATTTATAGCAGATATAATGATAACCAAGAAGGTAACGAACCGACTCAGCCATACTATGTTATGACTGACGAAAACCAAGTTTACGTATGTATTCAACAAGGCAGAACAAATGCAGGTGTTGCTAAAACATCTACTGTTAAACCAACAGGAACATCAACTGAACCATTCCTTACTGCTGATGGTTACATCTGGAAGTTCCTTTATACAGTTGGTTCACTCGATGCTACGAACTTCCTTGCAGCTAACTTCCAACCGATTGAATTCATTACAGATTCAGCAGGTGCACCAGGACTTACAGCATCACAGGTAGAACAGGTAGGTATTCAAGCGGCAGCAGATTCATCCCATGAGATCGTCGGTGCTCTTATGCTGAACAATGGTTCAGGATACTCATCAACACCAACAGTTACTATCGTAGGTGACGGATCTGGTGCAAAACTACAGGCAACAGTAAATGGTGGTCAGGTAACAAAACTAGAACTCATTGATTCCTCTGGTACGATCACAATGGGTAAAGGTTATAACTACGCAGAGATTCAAATCGCGGCACCAGTAAGTGGTACACAGGCAACAGCACGTGCTATTCTTGGTTCTAAATCTTCTACAGGGTTTGGCTTCGGTGCTGATCCACGTATTGATCTAAGAGCAAGAGCGGTTATGTACAACACCAAACCAAATGGTGCTGAAGGTGGTGACTTCCTTATTGATCAGGACTTTAGACAGATTGGTCTTATACAGAACCCAACACAATTCGATTCTAACTCACCTGGTAACCTGTTTACACAGGCAACAGCAAACGCACTTTACAGAATGCAGTTCTCTTCTATCGCTACTGCGTTCACGGTAGATAATACTATTCAAGGTGGTACAACTGGTGCAAAAGCATACGTTGATAAAGTAGATTCTGACCTGCTTTATTATCACCAAGATGAATCTACTGGATTCACCCAGTTTGATTCGGCAGAAAGTGTAACAGAAATATCTGGCTCAGGATCAGGTGTTATCCAGCATCCTAAGTTGGTACCAGAAGTTGATCCATTCTCCGGCGATCTTCTTTATATTGATAACAGAGCGGCAATTACAAGAACATCTGGTCAGGAAGATGATCTAAAAATTATTATTCAGATTTAACGGTGTAGGAAATGCCAAATACATTTAATTCAAATACCTTTGCATCAACTTATAAAGATGATTTTCTTGATAGTGATAACTTTCACCGAATCCTGTTTAACAGCGGTAAGGCACTTCAAGCACGTGAACTTACTCAGATGCAAACCATTATCCAAGAGGAGATGGGGCGGCTTGGGCGTTTCTTCTTTAAGGAAGGTGCAGCTGTAGAACCTGGTGGTTTTGGTGTATCTAATCCTGAATTTATTAAACTCAATACTTCAGTTAACACGCTTCCTGCTAATCCAAACGATCTGGTAGGTGTTGAGCTTACATCTGACGGCGGTATCAAAGTTGAGGTACAAGAGGTATTGACTGCGACAGCAAGTGATCCTGCAACGCTCTTTGTAAAATACACTGACACCTCTTCTGGTACAGCAGGAGCTACTACGATTCGTGTAGCACAAGGTGAAGATCTCAGCGGTGGAGGTTATACCCTTACTATTGGTTCAACTGGTACTGGCCAGACAGCACCTATTGTTGGTCGTGGTTCTAAGTTCCACAATGCTGAAGGTGTGTTCTTTGCTAAAGATCACTTTGTATACGCACCACCACAATCAATTACCGTTGCAAAATATTCTCAAACACCTGATGCTGATCTAGGCTTTCTGGTAACAGAAGATATTGTTACAGTAGATGATGATGATGGTCTTTATGATAACCAAGGTGCCACACCTAACCGTTCATCGCCAGGTGCTGACAGATATAGAATCAGACTTACCCTTATTAATATGGCTGATGTAGATTCTGATCAGAATTCTATTGAAATCGCAAACATGCGTAATGGTTTGATTGAAGCACAGATTGAGGCAGAAGATGATCTAGCAGTAATTGGTGATATTCTTGCTACAAGAACAAAGGAAGAATCTGGTAACTATATTGCTAAACCATTCCAGCTTTCTTTTGATACGGATTCGGCTGATACGTCAATATTAAACTTTAACGTTACTCCAGGCCTAGCATATGTAAATGGTTATCGTGCAGAAACAGAGCTTTTCACAGAAGTTCCGGTATTAAAACCAAGAACTACAGTAACAGAGAACAACGAGGTTTCAGCAGCTAACTTCGGTAACTATGTTCTTGCACTTGGTGAAGATAGTGCTGGTGGCAGAAACAGTTACGGACTTCCGAATATCAGTCAATTTGAACAGTTTAACCTAAGAAACCAAGTACATTATGGTGGTAGTACAATTGGTACTGCACGTATCAAAGCTATTGAAGAAGATACTGGTGGTAACTATCGTCTTTATCTCTTTGATGTTCAGATGAATGCCGGTCAGGCATTCCGTCGAATCCGTTCGCTTGGCACATCTGGTACAAATTACTTCAACGTTGATACAACTGGTGGTGTAAAGAGATTCGATACAACTGTAGATCTTGATAATCTTATTTTTGATCTTCCAGTTACACGTCCGAGAGCACTGACAGATATCAGTCTTACTGTACAGAGATTCGGTTCATTTACAGCAACTGGTTCAGTAGCAACCCTTACGCTAACAGCTGCAGATGAAACATTTGCGAATACAACAGACTGGATCGTCGCGGACTCAGCAATTAATACAGGTCTTGCTATCGCAGGTGCTGGTACACAATCAGCTACTATTACTGGTGTAGCACCAGGAGCAACAGTCGATGTTGCTTACTACGTTAACAAGTCTAATGCTACAGTCAGAACAAAAACACTGAACACTGCCGTAACTGAAACAATCACACCAGGTAGTGATGAAATAGTTCAATTTTCAAATGTTGATATCTTTAAGGTAAACAGTATTGAAGATAGTAGCGGTAACGATATTTCTGATCGGTATATTATTGATAATGGTCAGAGAGATGATTATTACGCACGTGGTAGATTAAGGCTTCGCGGGGGAGCGCAGGCACGAGGAAGTAGAGCAGTTTCAGTAGATTACGATCACTTTAGTCACGGTGCGGCTGGTTCCTTCTTTGCGGTAAACTCTTATACTGGTCAGGTTAACTACGAAGATATTCCAAGTTATACCTATAGAGATGGGACAACAGTTAATCTTAGAGACGTTCTTGATTTCCGTTCTTCTGTTAATTCATCTGGTACATTTGGATCAGGTGCACGTATCAACGAGATCCCACAGAACACCGATCTAATTACAACTGACGTAGAGTACTACCTTCCAAAGAATGCTATTCTCGTAATTGATACAGATGGCGTACTATCAGTTAGAGAGGGTCAACCAAATCTTCAGCCACAATTCCCAAGTATCTCACCAGATGAACTTGAACTTTTCAGAGTTCAGATGAATCCTTATACTGTTAATGACAGTGACTTGGTATCAACACGTATTGATGCTAAGAGATACACAATGGCAGATATCGGTCGTCTTGAAAAAAGAATTGACAATTTAGAAGAACTTACATCACTCTCACTTCTTGAGCTTGATACACAGGCATTCAGTGTACTTGATTCGGCAGATAATACTCGATTCAAATCTGGTATCTTCGTAGATAACTTTGCAGATCACCAGAGATCACTGACAACAGGTATTGATTATAGAGCAGCTATCGATCCTCAAGGTAAGGTTATGAAACCAAGAGCGATTGAGAAAAACGTTCCTCTTGCTTATGATTCATCACAGTCATCTAACGTTATTCTAAAAGGTGATAATGTATATCTGAATTATACCCACGTAAGTTATATTAATCAACCGTTGGCATCTAGCGCAATTAATGTTAATCCATTCGCAGTTGTTCAAGGTAAAGGTAAAATTAAGCTATCACCAGCATCTGATACATGGAAAGAAATAAGATACAATCCAGATAGAACAGTAAGTGGTGGGACAAAAATTAGACAATCTGATCGTCTTCTTGCTAACCAACAGATTTGGAACTGGGCAGGAACTAGTATAAATGATATCAACGTTAACGGTGTGGTTGTAGGTCAAACACTTGCTCAACAAACTAATAATACTGGTGACACCCAAACAACAGGTAGTATCTCGGTCGCTAGTATAGAAACCACGCGTGAGCTTATTAGTGATAGAGTAGTTTCAAGAGTCTCTATTCCGTTTATGAGAAGTATAAAGGTATTCTTTAAAGCACAGGGTCTAAGACCAAATACAAGATACTTCGGATTTTTCAATAAGAAACCAGTTGCTAGCTGGCTAAGAGAAGAAGCTTTCCAAAGTGTAGCATCAAACGTTGTTGATTACGGTGATCAATATGCAAATGCAACAGCTCACCCAGATGGTGCTACAAATCTGATTTCAGATACTAACGGTACTATTACAGGATCATTCTTTATACCTTCAACAGATTCTACCAAGTTTAGAACTGGTGAGGCAGAATTTACTCTTTTAGATGTTTCTGCATATGACCTAACTGAAGCTATTTCACAAGCATCAACAACTTTCATTTCTTCTGGTGTACTAGAAACACGACAGAGAACATTCCTTTCTACGAGACACGTAACACTTACAGGATCTGGTACTTCTAGAAGAGTTTCTACCCCTGATGGATCTGGTCAGGCCGAGCCCGGTCCAGATCCACTAGCACAAACATTCTTTGTCACAGAAAGAACTGGTATCTTTGCAACAAAGATCGATATCTTCTTTGAAACAAAAGCATCCGATGGCGTACCGGCATTTGTAGAACTTCGTCCAGTAGTTAATGGTTATCCATCAGCAACAGAGACATATCCAGGATCAACAGTATTCCTTGCACCTAGCTCTATTACTACAAGTACAGATGCTTCAGTAGCTACAACATTCGAATTCGATGAACCAATCTATCTTCCAAATGGTGAACATTGTATTGTAATTGGAAGTGATAGTAACGCATATAAAGCATATATTGCTGAAACATATGCATTTGTATTAGGTACAACTGAAAGACGTGTTAATAGTCAGCCAACACTTGGTTCACTATTTAAATCTCAGAACGCAAGGACATGGGAGGCAGATCAAACAAAAGATCTTACTTTCCAGCTTTACCGTGCAGATTTTGATACTGCAGGTGGTTATGCAATTATTGAAAACGTAGATCTTGCACCAACACTTCTTGCTGGTAGAACACAGTTTGGGGGATTACTTAATAATCCTCTTACCACAACCAATGGCAGTGCAGTTGTACAGGTCAAACATCCTAACCATGGTCTGTTCGTTGGTAATACAGTAACAATTGCAGGTGCTACTGCAACAGGGGGTATTTCAGCAGGTAACCTAAATGGTAATAGAACAATCGTAGCTATTGACGGTACAGGATACACATTCACAGCAGGCGCTTCAGCAACAAGTGATGCAGTTGGTGGTGGTACGGCAATTACTGCAAGTCACCAAGCACAAGGTGATATGGCACTACCATTTATCGGTGAACCACTTCTTCCAATCCTTACCGATCTTACTTACGAGGCTAAGTTTACTTCTGGTAGATCTTATGCACACTCCGGTGGTTCATTACAAGTACCATATGTGAAAGATACAACATATAGAAATATCCAAGATAAATCGCTTATCAGATTTAATTCACCGAAGGTAATTGCAACTGCAACAAATGAAACAAGTGAACTTGGTGCTGGTATTCGTTCAAATACTTACAAGGTGAGCTTTAGCACAACAAATTCAAAAGTATCACCTGTACTTGATATGCAACGTGCATCGGTAACAATGATCAATAACATTATTGATAGACCAGCAGCTGCAGCCGTAGCAGGATCATTCAATGAACCGCTGGACACATTCGTAGCAGAGACTGATCCAGATGACGGTTCAGCACTTGCTAAACACCTTACAAATGTTATTGGTCTTGAAGAATCTGCAAAGGGTCTAAAGATCCTGCTTGGTGCAACACGTCCAAATGAAGCAGAAATCGAAGTCTACTATAGAACAAATGCTGAAGGTGATATTAATGAGGCATCATTTACAGAAGTAACGGTAGAAGGTGTACAACCAGCATCTGATGAAACAGGATTCAGATTTAGAGAATATGAATATCTCGCTGGTGGGTTAGGTGGTACGCTTGACGACTTTACAGAATTCCAGGTAAAAGTTGTTATGCTTTCTACCAATAGTTCTAAAGTACCAGTAATTAGGGATTTACGAGTGATTGCATTGGCGGTATAATAAATGAAAAGATTAAAGGTGGAAGGCAATCCTAGCCTAGTTCGTGATACAAGATCTGGTGCAATTATTAATATAAATAAGAAGGAAATCGACAGAGCAAGAAGATCAAAGGCTGAAAGAAAGAAAAAAGAACAAACTTTCGAAAATCTGCAGGCCGAGGTGAACAACTTAAAGAATGATGTAAGTGACATTAAAAGACTGCTCGAGAAATTAGTAGAGAACAAGTAATGGCAAAATCATACGTATCACTGTCATCAACCTTCCGAAATCTTGTTGATCAATTAAATCAACATGAGAACGGAATTGGTGATATTGCTCTCCTTACGACTGGCGATACTACAGGCGCTGACTCTGATCTAGTTGGGGCTGTTAATGAGCTTGACTCTGATATTGGTGCTAGACCGGCCACTAACTTAAATACTACTGCAAAGACACTTACTGCCGCTATTAATGAACTTCATGATTCTATCGGCGAGGTAGGACTTAACACTACCTCCACTACTATCAAAGGCGCTATTAATGAACTTCACGATTCAATTGGTGAGGTTGCCTTATCAACAGCAGCTACTACAATCAAAGGGGCTATTAACGAGCACGAAACTGATATCGGTAATATGACCCTTACAGGTCTTACAGCTACTGATATTTCTGCAGCATTACGTGAATTAAGAACAGAACTTGGTGATCATACCGCACTTACAACGCCAACTACTTCGAATCTCGTTACTGCTATTAATGAACTAGATTCTGATATTGGTAACAGGTCTAGCTTAACGACTGCTGCAGACCAAAACCTTGTCGTAGCAATTAATGAATTAGATGCTGATATTGGTAGTATGTCTCTTAATACTACCGCATCTAATTTGACAGCAGCTATCAACGAAATTCACGATTCAATTGGGGAAGTTGGCCTGGCCACTACTGCTACTACAATCAAGGCTGCTATTAATGAATTAGATAGTAGATTAGATTCGAATGATACAGATTTCAATAACTTAGTTGGTAGAGCCACACTTACGACAACTGCAACAAAAGCTAGAAGTGCTATCAATGAACTAGATTCTGATATTGGTACATTAACATCGCTGACTACAAGTGTTAAATCGTCACTAGTTGGGGCGATCAATGAACTGAAAGCTACTGTTGATCTCCTTGATTCCGATGTCTCAACAAATCCAGTTGGGGATCTTAATTCATTAGTAACAACAGCAAAATCAAACATAGTGGCTGCTATTAATGAAACATATAATAGAATTCCAAATATATATGATTCAGATGGTACACTATTAAACTAAGGGACAGATCATGGCAATTATTGACGCCCTTCTTAAGATCGACGACGGTGATGGTAATCTTAAAAAAATTACAGCCACAGAAGAAAATTATGCAGCATACCAGGCTGGTATCCAACTAGCGCAAGCTGGTCAATCAAAGGTTGCTTCTCTCAGTACCGGTACCGGGAATGTTGTCGGTACCTATACGAATACGAAGTTCGATCAAGCTGTAGGCACACATCCTGCTTCATCTTTCACCACAACTACTACAAATACTACAATCTATCAAAACACTGGTACAGCACCAGAAGATCCACCATTTTCTAAACCTGTACTTTGGGATCAAGATCCTGGTGAGATTGAAGCACTGAATGACACGCAGCTTAACGCTGTGGTTGATCGTCTACTACTCACAATATTTGCTGGTGATTATCCTGGCACTTACAGACTTGCTACATCTGCACCGAGCGCAGATTACTCGGCACACATTGCAAATGTATTCACAGATACAAGAACTGATGGTACTTCAGTAGATTACACTATTTGGAAACGTCAGGCTATGACGCCACCAACCGTGGTAAAGCCTGTGAGACTTGTTGAAGGTACTAAAAATCTGCAACGTATGAGTACCGTAGAAATGCAGGCAACGTTTGGCCAGCGTGCAAAAACACGTATTATGTCCACTGGTATTGGTACGTATCAGTTACGTAGTTCTGCAGATGGCGCGCCGACAGATCCTGGCACATGGGTGGCTAAAGGGACTGCAACAGACACAAAACAACAAACTGCTGATCAGAATTATACAAGAGACAGTACAAGAATTTCAACTAGAGATTCAACTCAGAACTTTACAAGAATAAGTCAATCTAATTACGTTTCTAATTATGGGGCCGTGTATGATGGTGATTATGTTGGTACCACTCAATACATTGCTGCTGATTATGTAGGGGAATATGCCGGAACGTATTCTGGTGCTGACTTCGAGGGTAACTATACAGATGACACCTATACTGGTAACTATGTAGCTACATACACAGGTGTGGATACTTACCTTGGTAACTATCTGAGAAACTTCGTCAGAGATTTTGCGACGTGCGTAAGCTTCAGCGACTTTTTCAATGGCTTTGAAGCCCAAGCTTATAGGCGTCAAGTAGTGTATACTGGTAACTTTGAGCGTGATTTCGTAGGGGATTACGAAGGTCCTGCTGATTATTCCACGGATTATCTTGGCGAATACACTGGCGATTTTATTGGTAACTATATAAGTAATTATGAAGGTGATTATGCTGGTGATTATACACCAAACTATGTTGGTCCTATTACGTACGTTGGACAGTATGATGCAGCATATCAAAATGAATACACTGGAGATTATACCGGTGACTATGTAGGTAACTTTATTGGAGATTACTTAGGTAACTATATAGGTGATTACGCTGGAGAGACAATCCAATCGTCAAACGAAACTATTGAAACATATACGTTATATGTTAGGACTGCATAATGGCTTTATCTACTTTACAAACCCCGCTTAAGCTCCAGGGGTCTGGGGGTGACTTACAACAATTCGATTCAGATGAATTGGATTACCTTGCATACCGAGCCGGATTAAAATTATCGACTATTGCTAACACCTCAGTATCACGTATTAATTCATCTGGTGCAGGTGCTGATGCTATTGGTACATATACTGACACACAGTTTGATCAGGCTATTGGAACCCATCCAGGTTCATCTCTTACTACCACTACTACGAATACTACCATCTATCAAAATAGTGGTACAGCATCCTATGTAGATTCTGATGGATTCCGTCGACCACTAGGATTTAAAAGTGACGGTAGTTTCCAAGCCAGAGAGATGGCAGATTCAGATATGAATCTTTTGGTCGATGAATTGAATACACGTATTCACACCTACCAATATCCTGGTACTTACAAACTTGCAACATCGGCACCAAGTGGGGATTACACAGCAGCACTATCAAATGTCTTTACGGATAATCGTACTGATGGCACGGCGGTTAATTATAGTATTTGGCAACGTACTGCAATGACTGCACCAACTACTACAAAGTATGTACGTATCAAAGGGATCTATACAGACGAGACAGATCTTGGTGAATCATACGATGGTTTCCAAGAAGCTACTGTTGGTGAGATAGGATACACTTTAGGTAAAGTTGCTCAGAACCGTATCATGACAACTGGGATTGGTACCTATGAGCTTCGATCTTCTGCTGCAGGTGCACCATCTGGTGGTACTTGGGTATCACAAGGTACTGCTACTGATACTAAACAGCAAACTGCTGATGTAAACTACACACGAGATAGCACACGTAATTCAACAAGAGATTCTACTCAGAACTTTACTCGTAACTCACTACTGAACTACACAGGTGATTATACAGGTAACTATCTGTCTAACTTTACTAGAGTTTCTACAAATAATTTTGCGGATGCTTTCACTGCAGTCTATGAAGGAACGTATGATGGTAATTATGCAGTGGATTACGCTGCTGACTTCATTGGTGATTACATATCCAACTTTACTCGAGTATCTACTGGTAACTATACTGGTAACTATAATCCCGATTATACTGGTGACTACACCGGAAATTACCTAAGTAATTTCACAAGAGATTCAACAAGAATATCCAATCAGAATTACACAAGAGAATCTGCAGCAAACTATACTGGTAATTATATTTCAAACTTTACTCGAGCGTCTGCTGCAAACTATACTGGTGATTATATAGGTGGTAACTTCCTTGGTGACTATACTGGTAACTATGCTACAGACTTTACTCGAGCGTCTGCTGCAAACTATACTGGTGACTATGTAGGTGGTAACTTCCTTGGTGATTATACGGGTAATTATACCGCAAACTTTACTCGAGTTTCAGCAGCTAACTATACTGGTGACTATGTAGGTGGTAACTTCCTTGGTGACTATACTGGTAACTATGCTACAGACTTTACACGTGTATCAACCCGAAACAGTCAACGAACTTCTACCGTAGATTATACTGGTGACTTTACGGGTAATTATGAAACGGACTATGTAGGTAACTATGTGCGTGACTTCGTGCGGGATTTTGCGACGTGCGTGCAATTCTCCACCTTCTACAATGGCTTTGCGCGAAGTTTTAGACGTCAAGTAGTGTATACTGGTAACTTCGCTGGTAACTTTGCAGGTAACTATCTGTCTAACTTTACTAGAGTTTCTACACTCATTTCGACAGCAAACTTCCTGGGAGACTACACCGGTGACTACACTGGGAATTATGTTTCTAACTTTACTAGAAACTCACAACGTACCTCTGAAGTAAACTACACCCGGGCATCCGCTGCAAACTATACTGGTAACTATGCTACAGACTTTACTAGAAACTCACAACGTACGTCTACTGTAAACTACACGCGAGCATCTGCTGCTAACTACACTGGGAATTATGTTTCTAACTTTACTCGAAATAGCCAGCGCACATCTACTGTAAACTACACGCGAGCATCTGCTGCGAACTATACTGGTAACTATGAAACAGATTTTACCCGGGTGTCTGCTGCGAACTATACTGGTAACTATGCTGCAGATTATACTGGTAACTACATTGGCAACTATGAAACAGATTTTACACGTGTATCAACCCGAAATTCATTAGGTGATTTTACCCGTAATTCGACAGATTCCTACACCGGTGATTATGAAACTAACTTTACTAGAAACAGTTTGATACAGTACGCTGGTGATTATGTGGGTCAATACGATCAAGGTTATACGGGTAATTATACTGGTATAGAATATACTGCAGATTATACTGGAAACTATGAAACAGATTTTACACGTGTATCCACAGACATATATAGTTCAGACTTCATTGGAGATTACGTCGGTAACTTCATTGGTGACTACATAGGTAACTATATTGGGGATTACCTTGGAGAAACCATTCAGGCAACAAATGAAACGATAGAGACCTATACCTTATACATGCGTATTGCTTAATTAGGAAAGTGAAATGAAAAAACAATGGAAACATCCCTTTTGGGAAAATTATCAGAAGGATCGTATTACCTGTAAGTTAGTCATTGAGCATGACGATGGTAAAGAAACTTCTTCTACTGCAAAAATCTTCAAGTACACCAGCGGTGGTAAGATCAATCCTGACTGGGAAGAAATTCTAAAGCAGAACGATATTGCTAAAATCGATAAAAATACGCAAGAACGCGAAGAGCGACACCGGAAACGTCGTGAAGCTGAGGCTATGCAAAAGAAAGAAAGAGATCAAGCTCAAAAGCTAGAAGAACTCTTTAATGCAAAGCTAGAGGTATTTGAGATCGATTCCGTTAAGAATTCTTCCAATAGGAAGATGAAGGCGCGTATGCGTAAGTCCAAAAATCGTTATGAATTGTTGGCCTACACTGTTATGTTATTGAAAGAAGAAATTGAGAATGAGCAATCCGTCTAAAGGATTTGTAATTGTAGCTACAAACAAACCCGCATTCTACTCCTCTGCTATGAATCTCGTAGAATCTATCCTGGATCACTACGAAGATGCAAGAATTACTTTCTTCACTTCCCACCCCGAATGGATTGATAACAGAGCAAAAGATTACTGCGAAAATATTCTGGATTGTCCTGAACATATTCGTGGTAAATTGTATGGTATGGCAAACAGCCCGTATGATATAACATTCTACGTTGATGCCGATTCTGTTTGTGAGCATGAAGATATTGTAAATGTATGGGATGAACTTGGTGATAATGATCTTTCATTTGTAAGACTTACAAAAGACAAGGTTGCTGCAGCCTCTTTTGTAGAGGTTGACGCCCCAATTGAAGGTACCGATAAAGTTATTGATTTGGTTCTATGTGGTGGTGTTTGTCTATATGATATGAGAAAACCAATCATTCGAGATTTTATGAAAGATTGGTGGGAGATGTTTCTAGTACAAGAAGAATGGTACAATCATTATAGAGGAAGAGGTTATAAACCAACTTCAACCCCATGGTGGCATGAAGGAACACCCATCACTATGTTAAGATGGGATCAATTTACGTTGTGGTGGATGACTAACGAAATGGATAAGTACAAAGATCTTAAGATAGGTAAATTTGAAGATAACTACAGATGGAATTGGTTTACAAGTTTTAAGTTCAACCAGACTGGATCAAATGCTGGTAAGCACAGATTAGTGAACAATCCACCAATTATAGTCCATCATTCTGCAACTCTTCAAAAAGATAAGGACTTTAGAGTATGAGAGATATTAAAATCAACAATGAGATGGTAATGGAATCTTTGAATAAGTTCAAAAATTTTGTTCTTACTAAGTATCAAGAAGGTAACTTACAAAAGGATCTACCTTTAAATTCAAAAGACCACACCAGAGACAGGTGGCTTGCGGATGACTATCTTGAAAGAATTATTGCGCGAGGCAGAGAACATGACGGATTTCCAGAGAGTATGCACTCGTATTCTGGTTTGATGCCAGGGGCAGAAAGAGATACCGGGAATACGGATCTAAAAATTATAGAAGAGTACAGGAATAAAGCCCAAGAATTAAATAATGAATTAATGGCAGAACTTTCTGCTAAAAGAAATACTCTTGTTACACTCTATCCTCCTGGAGGCTGGATATCTTGGCATAATAATGCAAATGCTGCGGGGTACAATGTTATTTTCTCTTGGTCAGAAAACGGGGATGGATGGTTTGATTACTGGGACCTTGAAAAGAAAGAACGTGTGAGAGTTCAGGATGTACCTGGATGGCAGTGTAAGATGGGTTACTTTGGTGCGTACCATCAACCAGATAAGCTCTGTTACCATGCAGCATCAACAGACTGTCTCCGTATTAGTGTTGCATATGTGTTTGCTGAAGCTGAAAACATTTGGGAACAGATTATTGAGGATATTGAAGATCCGTTATGATTAACGTAGTGTGTGTCAAGACTGGCACCAAATACGAGCCAGAATTTGTTAACAGACTCTATAGAATGGTAAGGAAGAATTTGTCTTTACCATTCGATTTTTATTGTCTTACGGAAATCCCAGATGGGTTAGATGATGGGATTAATCCAGTTGATATTTCAGATGAGGTAGAAAGTGGTATTGATGGCTTCTGGCCAAAGCTTTGTGTTTTTAATCCTGACCTGTACCGTGAAGGGGGTAGAACACTTTTTTTGGATTTGGATGTAGTAATACAGAATAATATAGACTATCTTTTTAGCAATGTAAACCCCCATAAAATAAAAATTTGTTATGGAAGTATCGATTCCCGTATGATGGATGTTGATATAAAACAACAAAGATACAACTTTACTAAAGTTAATTCATCTATTATGATTTTTAATTCATTTGAATTGCGCGAAATCTATGAGCACTTTGAAGAAAACCCATATATTATTATAGATGAATACAAAGGTGTGTGCAGATATTTGTGGAACCTACACAGGGATAAACTAGAGTATCTTGAAATACTAAAAGACTATTACCCTGTTACGAATATCCCTGAAATACTACTCAAGGACCGATCGTGGCAAAGTACTGCATATAAATTCAAAGTTAAAAGTCAGAGGTTTGATGGTTCCACTCAGGGCTATTATATGTCTGAACCAACAATAGCTGTATTCAATGGTGGGGCAAAAGATTTATTCTTGGATTCTGATAACATCTTTTCTTGTTATTATAAATAGATGAAAGCTTTTTTATTATAAATAAAGAAGAATCCTATTAACGAAGAGTAGTCTTATGGCAGAATATGAAGAATTCGATGTTGAACAAGGTACCGATCTTACAGTTGAGCTTCACTTAGAAACAACAGATGGTGCAGCAAAAAATTTAGAAAATCATTCTATTGCTGCAAAGATGAAAAGAAGTTACAGTGACAGTGATGGTGATGCTACTACATTCCAGGGACTGCTTATTTCCCCACAGACCGAGGGAAAAGCTACTATTAGTCTAACAAATACTCAAACGGCTGCCTTACGAAAAGGCAGATATGTTTATGATGTAGAACTATCCTTTGTAGATAGTGATGGTGAAACCGTGATCGAGAGGATTCTCGAAGGAAGAATTAACGTAACACCATCAGTTACATAAAGGATATATGAATGGCCGGAGCTCAAAGAACTATTGTTAAACGCGTCATTGTAGGAACACCTATACGAAGTGTTCGTGCAAGTGGTAGTGATTTAAATTTTGCGGGTGACTCTGGTACAGGCTTAGTATCAGTCGGTTCAGCACAAATTCTTACATTTGATGGCGTAGCTCCTCTTACTGCAAAGGTTGGGGTAGTTGATAATAGAACCGTTACCTTTACTGCAGATAATGCAACAGATTCCTCTGTCGGTGTTGCAAAATTTGATGCAGATCACTTCACCGTTAGTGGTGATGGTAATGTTCGAATCAATATGCTTGATTCGTCAGATCAAGTTACACACAGTCTTATTCCTAATGCTGACAGCGCACTTGATCTTGGTAGTGCTACTAATAAATGGCGTAAGTTATATCTTTCTGGACAAACTATCCAGCTCGGTACTATTGCTCTTGAAGAATCAGATGGTGGCTTTGCAGTTAAGACCACATCTGGTGATCCAGCTGCTTTAAGTCTTGCAGGTAATACAACAAACGACCTTGCTGAAGGAAGTAATAACTTATATTACACAAGGGCACGTGTAGATTCTGCTCTTGGTGATGCAGTATCAACTGCAACAATCAGAAGTTATTTCCAAGCAATTGATGCAGCTGGGGATGGCACATTTACATATGATTCTGCTACTGGCACATTCACCTATTCGGGTCTATCTACAGCCCAGGTAAGGGGATATTTCCAGGTACTTGATCAAGGTGGGGATGGATCATTAAGTTATGATTCTGCTACTGGTAATATTACATATACTGGTCCAAGTGCAACTGAAGTAAGAGCACACTTCCAGGCACTTGATTTAGGCGGTGACGGATCGTTCAGTTACGATTCTGCTACAGGTAATTTCTCATACACAGGACCTTCTGCTTCTGAAGTAAGAGCACATCTTGTCGCTGGTACTGGTGTAACATACGAATCATCTGGTGGGGTTATTTCTATTGGACAACCAGTTGGTATCAGTGATAACGTTACATTTAATTCTGCATATTTCAGTAGTGGGGTTACCGTACATGGAAATTTAACGGTTGATGGGACAACGACAACAGTTAATTCAACTGTAGTTAATATCGCAGATAAGAATATTACATTAGCAGATTCTGCAGCCGACCTAACTGCTCTTAATGGTGCTGGTATTACACTTGGTGGTGCAAGTATTACTACACCTCCGGAAATGAAGTACGTAACATCTGGTGATTTAATTAACTTCAATAGAGCAGTTGATGTTGATGGTGCGGTCACCGCAGATTCTGCTACATTTACTAATATCACTCGCTCAGGTGCTACAAGTTATGCTGGAACATGGGGCTCAGCTTCACTTGTTCCCATTGTTACTCTAGACGCTTCAGGATTTGTTGACAGTATCGGCACAGTATCAGTCGCTGGCGTTAGTAGCACATTATGGGATTCTTCAACAGCGCAATTAGTAATTAATACCGCTGATGGAGGAATATTCAGAACTACTATTAATGGTTTTGGTGACGATCAAAGATTATACTTTGGTGATGCTAATGAAGCATCGATACGGCATACCACTGGTGGTACAACCGTTATTGAAGCAGGGGCTACTGAATTAGATCTTGATGGTGCTGGTCATTTCTTAATAAAAAATAATGTCGGTGGTGCTAAAATTGCAGAATTTACTCCTTTTGCAGGCGTCGATCTATATTATGGAAGTGTTAAAAAATTAGAAACTACATTAACTGGTACTACCGTTACCGGTACGTTGAACGCTGATTCGGCTACAGTAACAAATCTAACTGCTGATTCTGCAGTAGTTACAAATATATCAGGTACATCAGCAAACTACAGCTCAGTAAACGCTACAACAGGTACGATCAGTCAGCTTGATGTAGACTCAGCACATATTGGTATTATCGATAATAATACTATTAATACAAATTCATTAAATGCAGATTCTGCTATTGTAACTGATATCTCCGGTGTTACTTCTAACTACGCTACTGCACATGCTGCAGCACTTACTGCTGATTCGGCGTCAGTTACTAATATCTCTGGTACATCTGCTAACTACACAACTGTAAATGCCACAACTGGAACAATTAGTCAGTTCTCTGCAGACTCAGCGCACATTGGCATAATTGATAATAATACATTAAATACGAATGCCTTGGATGCGGATTCAGCTAATATAACTAATGTATCTGGCTCATCTGCAAATTATAGTACTGGTAATTTTACGACTTTAACCGCTGCTGGACTAACAGTAAATGGAAACATTACGGGTACAGGTAACACATATATTGCTGGTAACCTAACTGTTCAAGGTACTACAACAACTGTTAATTCAACAGAAGTTACTATAAATGATAAAAATATTGTACTCGCTGATTCAGCCGTAAACAATGTTGATATTGATGGTGCGGGATTAACTATTGGTGGCGCATTATACACTGGCGGTACTAAACCGACTATAACATATACCTCTACTGATGATCGCTGGGCATTAAATAAAGCATTAAATGTATCAGGTGCAGTAACAGCTGATTCTGCTACAGTAACAAATCTGACAGCAGATTCCGCAGTTATTACGGATATCTCTGGTGTTACTTCTAACTACGCTACTGTACATGCTGCAGCGCTTACTGCTGATTCTGCTATTGTAACTGATATCTCTGGTGCTACTTTAAATTATGGTACTGGTCATATTAGCCAATTTGATGCAGATTCCGCACGTGTACAAACATTAAATACCCATACTTTATCAAGATCCAATACAACTGTAATAGCAGGAGCTTATGGTTCAGCATCACTTGTTCCAGTGGTAACAGTTGATGCTTCAGGTTTTGTTGATAGTATTGGAACCGTAAGTGTTGCTGGTGTATCAAGTACATCATGGGATTCATCAGTTGGCGTATTTACAATTAATACTGTTGATGGTGGATCATTTTCAACACCAATCAGAGGATTTGGTGATAACGTATCACTTGCATTCGGTGATAACGATGATGCTATTATTAACCGAAATCCTGTTAATTTGGTTATTAAAGATTCCACCGGTGGGATCTACATTGAAGCACAAGACATCTATCTGTCATCAAAAAATAATGGTAACCCAATTTGGTTGCAAGCTGGTGCGGATGATGGTGTAAAAATCAATGATTCCTCTGGTGATCTTAGGCTTCAAACAGTTAGCACCGGTACAAAGGTGTATGGTTCACTCACAGGTGCTACTACTGTATCAAGTACTAATCTAGAAGCTGACTCAGCAGATATTCAAATTATTTCTGGTAGTATTGCAAGTTACGGATCACTGCTCGGGGATTCAGCCACGATCAGTCAACTATCTGTTGATTCTGCACACATCGGAATTATTGATAACAATACATTAAGAACTAATTCGCTTGATGCTGACTCAGCATCATTAACAAATGTATCTGGTAGCTCTGCAAATTATAGCACAGTAAATGCTACAACAGGTACAATTAGTCAACTTGATGTAGACTCAGCCCATATACAAACACTGAATACACATACACTTACTAGATCAAATACAACGGTAACTGCTGGTGTATATGGTTCGGCATCACTAGTTCCTATTGTCACAGTTGACGGATCAGGATTCGTAGATAGTATTGGAACCGTAAGTGTTGCTGGGGTATCAAGCACATCGTGGGATTCTGCAAGTACTACCTTTACTATTAATACTGCTGATGGTGGTAGTTATCCGACTATTATAAACGGATTTGGAATACTTCAGGCGGATTCTGCTTCGATTACAAATATATCTGGTACGTCAGCAAACTATTCTACAGTAAATGCTACAACAGGTACGATTAGCCAATTATCTGTAGATTCAGCACATATCGGTATTATTGATAATAATACATTAAATACAAATGCACTAAACGCAGATTCTGCAATCGCAACTAATATATCAGGTGTATCACTAAACTATGGTACTGGTCATATTAGTCAATTAACAGTAGATTCTGCTACAATCACAAGCTTCCAAGCAGACTCAGCTACCGTTGGTGAGATTCAGTTCCAGCTTGGTTGGGCAGATAGTCATATTGGATTTAGAGAAGGTGCTCTATGGTATGATCCTTTCCATAAGAATCTAAACTATTATACTGATTTCGATCATCCAATTGAAATTGGTATGCAAGAAGTTGAGAGGGTGTACAACAACACTGGCGTGGAAATTGCCAAAGGTAAACCACTCTATTACTCAGGTAACTTCGTTAACGATTCTGGCAGAGAATCTCCTACAATTGCTCTAGCAGATGCAACAGACGCAGCTAAGTATAACGTTCAGGGTCTTTCAGCAGAAGCTATTCCAAATAACTCTTACGGACAAATTGTTGTATCTGGTGTAATTGATGGCATTGACACATCCTCTCTTACTGCAGGTCAAAACTTCTTCGCCGGCCTTACACCAGGTGCACTACAGAATGCTGCCCCGGCTTATCCTAACTTCCCGATGTGTCTCGGTTGGGTTATTAAATCTGATCCTAATAACGGTAAAGTTATTATCAACCAGCAGAACCATTCGGTTGCTGGATTTAGAGTTCAGTCTGCTGCACACATCGGTGGTGATTTAACTATCGACGGTAACTTAAATGTTACTGGTACACAAACCATTACTTCTACAGCAAATGTAGAAATTGGTGGTAACTTCCAGTACCTCAATGCTGGTGATACGATTGGTGAGGCTGGTACAAGCTTTGTTGGAACTGGCCTAGATGATGCATTCTACTCTGGACATTACTCAGGCGATGAAGCAACTAAGTCATTCTTCGTTAAGATTGACGCTACTGGAACACCTGATACGTTTGAATGGGGATTTGATTCATCTGTCGGTACAGAAGCAACGGGTATTGCTATCACAGGCGCTGCTCAGATACTAGACAGTGCGTACGGTATTGAGATCGACTTTGGTGCTACAACCGGTCACACAGTTGGTGATAAATGGACAGGCACAGCTACTGCAACAGATATTGATACAGGATTCTTCTCTAACAGAAACGATTCTGCATACACCCACGTTGGTCTATACTTCGACGTATCAGAAAATAAATGGACATTCCTAAACAGATACGATCCAGAACCAGATGCACCAATTGATCCAAATTCAGCTGGTACACAATATGGTGTAGTTAAAGCAACTACATTCGAAGGTAACTTATCAGGTAATGTGACTGGTAACGTAACTGGTTCGCTCACAGGTAATGCTTCAACAGCTACAACTCTTGCAACTGGTAGAAACTTCTCTGCTTCGGGTGATGCAACAGCACCAAATGTTTCATTCAATGGTTCAGCACCTGTTGATCTAGTACTTACATTAGCAACAGTGAACGGTAACGTTGGATCATTCGGATCTTCATCACAGGTACCAGCAATCACTGTTAATGGTAAGGGTCTGGTAACTGCAGTTACGGCAACGAATATTGATCACGATGCTCTTACAAACTTTGTATCCAATGAGCATATTGACCATACATCAGTATCAATTACAGCAGGAACAGGTCTAACAGGCGGTGGTACAATCGCAGCTACTAGAGATCTTGCTATTGACTCTGCAGAATTCCTAGCATATTTCGAAGGCTCTATTAACCACGATAACCTCTCTGGTTTCGTTGCAAATGAGCACATTGACCATACATCAGTGTCGATCACAGCAGGAACAGGTCTGACAGGTGGCGGCACAATCGCATCTACCAGAGATCTTGCAATTGACTCAGCTGAATTCTTAGCATACTTTGAGGGTTCAATTAATCACGATAACCTCTCTGGATTCGTAGCTGATGAGCATATCGATCACTCATCGGTATCAATTACCGCTGGTACAGGCTTAACGGGTGGCGGTACGATCGCTTCTACAAGAGACCTTGCTATCGATTCAGCTGAATTCTTAGCATATTTTGAAAGCTCTATTAACCACGATAACCTAACAGGATTCGTAGCTGATGAGCATATCGATCACTCGACGGTATCAATCACAGCAGGCACTGGTTTAACAGGTGGTGGTACAATCGCATCTACTAGAGATCTTGCAATCGACTCTGCACAATTAACTTCTTACTTCGGTGCAACGATCTTTACCGATATTAAAACAAGAGATGGGGCAGGATCTGGTCTTGATGCAGATACACTTGATGGTCAACAAGGTACATATTATAGGATCAACGTATACAATGCAGCTGGATCACTATTAAACTAAGGTAAATACAGATATGGCAAATCCAAGTTCAAGACAAGGTTTAATTGATTACTGCTTAAGGCGGTTGGGTGATCCTGTAATTGAAATTAATGTTGATGACGAACAAATTGAAGATCGTGTAGATGAAGCGATTCAATTCTGGCGTGAGTATCACTCTGAAGCAACTTTTAGGGATTATGTTTCTTATCAGGTAACTTCACAAGATCTTACCAATGGATTTATTGCTGTTGACAGCAACGTTCTTTATATCACAAAATTATTCAGACTCTCTAGCTCATTTAATACTTCATTTAACTTCTTTGATATTAAGTATCAAATGATGCTGAATGATATTGCCGATATGCAGAACTTTGCAGGTGATCTTGCATACTACGAACAACTACAACAATATCTCTCACTACTTGATATGAAACTAAACGGTCATCCACAAACAACATTTGCACGGAAAAAAGACAGACTGTATATCCATGGTGACTTTAAAGATGGTGATGTTGTTGCAAACGAATATATTGTGTATGAAGCATATAAATTTATTGATCCTGGAACATACACCGAGGTCTACAATGATATGTTCTTAAAAGAATATACTACAGCACTTATCAAACAACAATGGGGTACGAACCTTAGTAAATTTGAAGGTGTACAATTACCAGGTGGCGTTACATTAAACGGTCCTAGAATTTATGAAGAAGCTACACAAGAAATCGAAAGGTTAAGAGAGAAAATTAGGCTTGAGCACGAATTCCCTGCAGACTTTTTCGTAGGATAATATCATGGCAGTTAATCCTTACTTCAACCAGAATCTTAGAGGTACACAGAACCTCTACGAAGATTTGGTTCTAGAATCCATAAAAATATATGGTCAAGATGTATATTATCTCCCTCGTGAAACAGTAAACGAGGATACGATTCTTGGTGACTTAGAAGCATCTCGTTTCGGAAATGCTTATAAGGTTGAAATGTATATTGAGAACATTGAAGGATTCGATGGTGAGGGAGATCTGTTTACTAAGTTTGGTGTAGAAATTCGTGATGAGGCAACATTCATCGTAGCACGTCGTAGATGGACAAGCGCAGTTGCAAGAGCGCAGAGTGATGCAAATATTATTAGACCACGGGAAGGGGATTTAATATATCTTCCTTTGTCAAAGTCTATGTTCCAGATTCAACATGTAGAACATGAACAGCCATTTTATCAGTTAAATAATTTACCTATTTACAAGATGCGCTCACAGCTATTTGAATTCAGTGGTGAAGATTTTGATACGGGTGTCGATGATATCCAGGCTATTGAAGAAAACTATGCATACGAATTCTTACTACAACTTGATTCTGGTGGTGACTTTGTAGAAGGTGATACTATGATTCAGACATTGTCTGATGGTACAGTACTTACGGGAGAAGTTAGTAGATATTCTGATTCAGATAAGATTCTAGGTCTTATTAATTTTGGTGGGGATGATGGTCTATTCCATCTTCCAACTACTGATGTATTTGTACAAAGAATCGCAGCAGATGGTGGTGGTACATCATTTGTGTTATCAGTAACAGAGAATAACCAGCTCAGTGAAAATGAACAGAATGATGCATTTGATACAACAACCACGGATCTTGGCTTCCTAGACTTCTCTGAAAGCAATCCGTTTGGAGATCCTCAGTAATGTTAGGTGATTATTTCTACCACGAACGAATTAGAAAAAGTGTGGCTATGTTTGGCTCACTCTTTAACAACATCTACGTGCTACGTAAGAACTCTTCTGGTGGTGTTATTAGTACACAAAAGGTTCCTTTGTCGTATGCACCAAAGCGTGACTTCTTAGAACGTATTCGTGAGAATCCAGATCTATATGATGATACAAAGGTAGCTATGAAGTTACCTCGTATGTCTTTTGAGATTATTGGTTACCAGTACGATGCTCAAAGACAATTACAGAAAATGAATAACTTTTCTAAATCTGGTAGTGCTACAGAGAACAGAGCGAAGATTAATGCTCCGGTTCCTTATAGTATTAGTATGCAGCTTAATGTTTATTCTAAGACACAAGATGATGCACTACAAATTGTAGAACAAATTATACCATATTTTAGTCCACAGTATACATTAACAATCCAACCGTTTTCTAATTACAACGACGTGAAAGAAGACGTACCGATTATCCTACAAGGTATGAGTTACCTTGATGATTATGAGGGTAACTTTGGTAGAAGAACTATTATCTACCAGTTGGACTTCTTGATGCATGCAAACTTCTATCATGGTATTGCAAATTCAAAGATTATTCGTCAGGTGGATGGGAATCTTTATGTTGGTGTATTAACAGACTCAGATGGGTTTGGTAACTCTGTTTACCCACAACCTAAGCTTACCGTGCTACCTAATCCATTAGACGTGTCACCAGATAGTGATTATGGATTTACTGAAACCTTTACATATGTGGATAGTGCATAATGGAAAACAATGAAAATATTAAAAGTGATTATGAATATTCCAGAGACACCTATTACGAAATTCTAGAAAAAGGTAAAGAAAGTCTGGAACTTATGATCGAGGTCGCACGCGAGAGCGAGCACCCGAGAGCGTTCGAAGTATTATCTGGTATGATGAAGAATATGGCAGATATTAATGATAAATTAATGGATTTAAATAAAAAGAATAGAGATATTAACGAACAACCAAAACAGGCACAAGTTGGTACAACAAATAATAATTTGTTTATTGGATCAACAACAGATTTACAAAGATTCCTTCAGGCACAAACCGCTGATAATGTAATTGATATGACGCCGAGGTTAGATGATAAATGAAAAAGAGAGTTATCTCGGTAATATTAATGTAAAGCGAGATGGCGTTGTCCAGGAATGGACAAAAGAACAAATAATAGAATATCAAAAATGTATGCAAAGTCCTGCTTACTTTGCTCGTACTTATTGTAAGATTATTTCACTTGATAAGGGTTTAGTACCATTTGAATTATATCCTTATCAGGAAAACATGTTTGGACATTTTAATGAGTATAGGTTTAGTATTGTACTTGCCTGTCGTCAGTCAGGAAAATCAATTTCGTCAGTCGTCTACCTCCTCTGGTACGCAATCTTCCATTCTGAAAAGACTATTGCAATTTTGGCAAATAAAGGTGCGACTGCAAGAGAGATGCTTGCAAGGGTTACACTTGCTCTCGAAAATCTTCCTTTCTTTCTTCAGCCTGGTTGTAAAGCCCTTAATAAAGGTTCTATTGAGTTCAGTAATAATTCTAGGATTATTGCTGCTGCTACTTCTGGATCTTCTATTCGGGGTATGTCTGTTAACCTCCTTTATCTAGACGAATTTGCTTTCGTTGAACGTGCTGCAGAGTTCTATACGTCAACCTATCCTGTTGTATCAGCTGGTAAAGAAACAAAGGTGATTATTACTTCTACAGCAAATGGTATTGGTAACCAGTTCTATAAAATCTGGGAAGGTGCAACACAAGGTATAAATGAATTTAAACCATTTAGGGTAGATTGGTGGGACGTACCAGGTCGAGATGAAGCCTGGAAGAAGGAAACTATTGCTAATACTAGTCAGCTACAGTTCGATCAGGAATTTGGAAATACGTTCTTTGGAACAGGTGATACACTTATTAATGCTGAAACTCTCATGGGTATGAGAGCAAAACCGCCTATTCATGTTGACGGTGATTTATATGTTTACAAAGAACCGATTAAAGATCATGATTACATTGTAACAGTAGATGTGTCAAAGGGAAGAGGCCAGGACTACAGTACTTTTAATGTGATCGATATTAGCACGAGGCCTTTTGAACAGGTTGCTGTATATCGCAATAACCTTATCTCTCCTATTCTCTTCCCAAACATTATTTATAAGTATGCGAAAGTCTATAATGATGCATACGTCGTAGTAGAATCAAATGACCAAGGTGGTGTAGTTTGTAATGGTTTATATCATGACTTAGAATATGAAAATATGCACGTTGAATCCACTGTGAAAGCCAATGCACTTGGTATTGAAATGAATAGAAAAGTCAAAAGACTTGGTTGTTCATCTATTAAGGATATATTAGAAAATAATAAATTGCAGATTGTAGATGAAAATACTATATTAGAAATTAGTACATTTGTAGCAAAAGGACAATCATACGAAGCATCTGATGGTAACCATGATGATTTGATGATGAATCTTGTTATGTTTGGATATTTTGTTTCTACAAGTTACTTTGCAAATCTAACTGATATTAATATTAAACAAATGTTGTTTGAACAGAAGATGAAAGAAATTGAAGACGATGTTGTACCATTCGGCTTTATTGATACTGGTGAAGAGCAAATAGAACGTATAGAACAATCAGAACGAGGTGAATGGGCTATCGAGTATGATGCGGATCTCTAAAATATAATTTCTTATAAATAGAAGTATTGAAACTCCGTATTATGACTTATAAGCTTATAATTTAACTCAGAGGAAAGAGTCATGGCATTATTCACACCCTCCGCCTCTCCGGCGATTACGGTCAAAGAAATTGACCTTACTGGTGTAGTGCCGAACGTTACAACTAGCACAGGTGCATTCGTTGGGGAATTTAAATGGGGGCCAGTTGAAACCCCTATTTTGGTCTCAAATGAAGCAGGTCTTGTTGAACAGTTTAGTACACCAGACAGTGATAACACTGTGGAATGGCACTCCGCAGCGTACTTTTTAAGATATTCTAATGCCCTTTATGTTGTCAGAGCAATCAATGACGCAGGTGATCTACCTGTTAACTCATACGATGCTTCAGCAGCAGTAGGTGCATCAGATTCCGCAAGTTACCCAATCCCATCTGCAAGTCGTCCATTGGTAAAGAACGATGACAACTGGGACGATCAAAAAGCAACACTTGCAAGTGGTTCATTTGTTGAAGATTCAGCAACAGTTACCGTTAATCACACCTTTTTGGCTAAATGGCCTGGTGAATTAGGTAACTCGTTAAAGGTAGAATTCCTTGGTGCTGATTCAGCAGATAATGACTCTGCTTTTGAAGCTTGGGCTTATCGTACAAACTTTGATGCTGCTCCTAAGACATCAACTTATGCATCCGATCGTGGTGCAACGAACGATGAGGTTCACGTAGCAGTTATTGATGAAGATGGACTTTTCACAGGGACAAGAGGTTCAGTTCTTGAAACGTTCCCGTTCCTTTCACTTGCTAAAGGCGCAACAAACGCAGATGGTTCAACGAACTATATGCCTGATGTGATCAACAACGCTTCCCGATATATTTGGCAAGCAGGATTTGGTCCAGCATTCATTTCAAATGGACGTTTATTCTCAACCCTTGCAGGCACAAATATAGATTCAGGTGACGATTATGTCTACCGAGGGGGAGACGTTGTTCAGAGCGTTTCACTTGTTAATGGTAGAGACAATACAGCACTTGACACCGGTGATTACGGGAAGGGCTTCGATCAGTTCGAAGACACAGAGCAAATCACTGTTGATATGCTTATTGCTCCAGGTATGAACAGCAGAACAAATCAAACAACTGTTGTTAACGATCTGGTATCAATTGCAGGCACAACAAGAAAAGATTGTGTAGCAGTTACATCACCAGCACGTTCAGATATTATCAATAATGCAACACCAGTTGCTGATACTATCACAACAGCTAATACGTTCACTGCTTCTTCATATTTGATTGTTGATAATAACTATCTAAAAGTGTATGATAAGTACAATGATCAGTACATCAAGATTCCAGCCGCATCTTCAACTGCAGGTCTGATGGCGAATACAGATTTCGTAGCAGCTCCTTGGTTCTCACCAGCAGGTCCAAGACGTGGTCAATACCTTGGTATTACTTCATTGGCTTATTCGCCAAACAAATCAGAAAGAGATCAGCTTTACAGAGCAGGTGTTAACCCAATCGCTAACATTCCTGGTCAAGGCGTACTTCTCTTCGGCGATAAAACGAAGCTCGCACGTCCAAGCGCATTCGACAGAATCAACGTTCGTCGTCTGTTCCTTGGTATTGAACGAGCAATCGCAATTGCAGCTCGTAACGTGATGTTTGAATTCAACGATGAATTCACACGTGCCGAGTTTAAGAATATCATTGAGCCTTTCTTAAGAGAGATTCAAGGTAGACGTGGTATTACTGACTTCCGTGTCGTTTGTGACGATACAAATAACACAGCAGCAGTAATTGATAGAAATGAATTCATTGCAAACATCTTCATCAAACCGGCACGTTCAATCAACTACGTAACACTAAACTTCGTAGCAGTTAGAACAGGTGTCGACTTTGAAGAAGTTGTTGGCACAGTTTAATTTGGAGGAGATTAACAAATGGCTATTTTAGGCGTAGATGATTTCAAATCCAAATTAAGAGGTGGTGGCGCACGTCCTAATCTATTCAAGGCGACTATTAACTTCCCTGGATATGCAAATGGCGACGTAGAACTTACATCGTTCCTTTGTGAAGCTGCTCAGCTTCCTGGTTCGATTATGGGTACGATCGTTATTCCATTCCGTGGTAGACAGCTCAAGATTGCTGGCGATAGAACCTTCGATACGTGGACACCAACCATTATCAACGATACAGACTTCAACGTACGTAATGCTATGGAACGTTGGATGAATGGTATTAACTCGCACCAAGCCAATGCTGGTTTGACTGCACCAGTTGATTACCAGGCTGATCTTATCGTAGAACAACTCGATAAAGATGAATCTGTTCTAAAGACATACAACTTCCGTGGTTGTTTCCCAACGAACGTTTCACCAATCGATCTGAACTACGGTGATAATGACAACATCGAAAGATTCCAGGTTGAATTCCAAGTTCAGTACTGGGAGTCTGGAACCACGTCTTAATTGGTATAATATATAAAGGGATGGGCGGGATTTTTCGCCCATCCTCTATATAAGGAAACGAATATGGCTGACCCAACAGGTATTAAGCTATTTGGCTTTGAAATTAAAAGAGCCAAAAAGCAAGAAGATGAAGATAAAAAATTAAAATCTATTGTACCGTCAGTCGATACTGAAGGTGCCGGTTATGTGACGGCGTCTGGATCACATTATGGTCAGTACCTCGATATCGATGGCGATAAATCAAAAGACAATGCTACGCTAATTCAAAAGTATCGTGGTGTTGCTATGCATCCTGAAGTGGATGCTGCTATTGAAGATATTGTTAACGAAATGATTGTTGCACAGGATGATGATCCTGTTACAGTTAATATGGATAATGTTAAAATATCTGATAGTATCAAAAAGAAAATTACAGAAGAATTTAACGATATACTTTATATGCTCAAGTTTAGAGACTTGGGACATGATATTGCTAGAACATGGTATGTTGATGGAAGATTAAACTATCACTTGGTAGTGAATGAAGATAATCCAAAACTAGGTATCCAGGATATTCGTCCTGTTGATTCTGCTAAGATCCGTAAAGTAAAAGAGGTCAAGACAAAGAAAGATCCTATTACTGGCGCAAAGATTATTGAAAAACAAAACGAATACTACATCTATCAAGAAAAACCTGGGCAAATGAATTCGGGTGTAAAACTTACAAAAGATTCAGTTGTATATTGTACATCCGGTCTTCTAGATGCTACAAAGAGACACGTAGTTTCATATCTACATAAAGCCCTAAAGCCTATTAACCAGCTTCGTATGATGGAAGATTCTCTGGTCATTTACAGACTTGCACGTGCACCAGAACGTCGTATTTTCTATATCGATGTTGGTAACCTACCAAAAGGTAAGGCTGAAGAGTATATGAAAGGTATCATGTCACGATACCGGAATAAACTAGTATATGATGCACGTACTGGTGATATCAGAGATGATCGTAAGCATATGTCAATGCTTGAAGATTTCTGGTTACCGCGTCGTGAAGGTGGTCGTGGCACAGAGATTAGTACACTACCAGGTGGTGAAAACCTAGGGCAGATCGATGATATTATCTATTTCCAAAAGAGATTATATCGTTCGCTGAACGTTCCTATTAATAGATTAGAACAAGAAGCACAGTTTAGTCTTGGTAGATCTACAGAAATCTCACGTGACGAACTGAAGTTCCAAAAGTTTATTGACCGTCTTCGTCAGAGATTCTCTACACTGTTTAGAGAGATTCTTAAAAAACAACTTATCCTTAAAAGTATTATTACAGAGGAAGATTGGGAAGAATGGTCATATCAGTTAGCCTTTGACTTTGCAAGGGATAACCACTTTACAGAATTAAAAGATGCAGAGATTCTAAGAGAAAGACTACAAACCCTTGACCAGATTTCAAATTATACTGGTGAAGATGGTTACTTCTCTAAAGAATGGGTTATGAAAAATGTCTTAATGTTTAGTGATGAAGATATAAAGAATATCGATAAACAGAAGGACCAAGAGCCTGAACCTGAACAGGATCAGCAACAAGAGCCACAACAGGAGCAATAAAATGGCAGATGATGAAATGACAGCAACAATTGGTGATATGATTGATTTCTCCACGAACGGCGATTTCAATAAAGCAAATAATATCTTCAATGATATTATGTCTGGTAGAATCCAGTCAGCGCTAGATCAAGAAAAGGTAGCACTTGCTAACCAGGTTTATAATGGTACTGATGAAGAACAGCTAGAACTTCCATTAGAAGATGATGAAGAATATTCAGATGAAGAACTTGATGCTGCAGCAGATGAAGTTGCTGACGCTGAAGACCTTGATGACGAATCTGATGAAGAAGTAGAAACAGAAGAAGAAAATTAATTTTTTTTAAAACTTTAATTTATATAAATAATTGCATGTAAAGGGTAAATACTTTACAATGTAAAATTATTTCGAGGCGCAAAGATATGAAGCTTATTACAGAATATAAAGAATCGGATGTTCAATGTATCGTCGAGAAGAAAGAAGACGGTTCAAAGAGCTATATGATTGAAGGCATCTTTGCACAAGCCGATCAAAAGAACAGAAATGGACGTGTTTATCCAAAGCCTATTATGGAACAGGCTGTTAAGAAATACGTTACAGAACAGGTTTCTAAGGGTAGAGCAGTTGGTGAATTAAATCACCCATCTGGTCCTACTGTTAACTTAGATAAAGTTTCCCACAAAATTACTGAACTTAAAATGGATGGTTCTAATGTAATTGGGAAAGCACGCATACTGGAAACTCCTATGGGTCAGATCGTTAGAGGTCTACTTGATGGCGAGGTTTCACTAGGCGTATCAACTCGTGGTATGGGAAGTCTTGAGAATAGAAATGGTGTTATGTATGTCAAGGAAGACTTTATGTTGAATACCGTTGACATCGTCCAGGATCCATCTGCACCTAACGCATTTGTTAATGGAGTTATGGAAGGCGTAGAATGGGTATGGAATAATGGCATTATCGAAGCTCAGGAAATTGAAAAGATTGAGACTGAAATTAAAAAAGCTTCAAGAGCGGATCTGTACGAAGTACAAGTTCGTGAGTTTAAGAATTTCCTCTCGTTGTTAAAATCATAAAAATAGGAGTCAAACATGACTGAAGATCAAATCATTGAAGATCAGGATGTTGAAACTTCCGAAGTTGAAATCGAGGAAGCTCAGGGTCACGATCCGAAAAACGCGGAAGCCCAGTCCGTAGCATCTGTTGATAAAGCAGGTGACGCAACTGGCACGGCTCCAGCTCGTAAGGGCGATAAAAAGAACAGCGAACCAATGCCAAAGACTAAAGCAGCTCTGATGGCAGGTATGGTAGCTAAAATGCAGGGCATGAATAAACAAGCTCTGATGGCTATGTACGGTGAAGCATTTGAAGATGATCAGGAACTGGAAACAGTTGCTGAACAAGAAACTTCTTATGACTTCGACGCTGATCTGAACGCTCTGGTAGAATCCGAAGCAACTCTCTCTGATGAGTTCAAGGGTAAAGCTGGAATCATTTTTGAAGCAGCAGTCAAATCAAAAATTGCTGAAGAAGTAGAACGTCTTGAAGAAAATTACAAGACAGAACTTCAAGAGGAAGTTGATACCTTTAAGAACCAAATGGTCGAAAAGGTAGATGGCTATCTCAACTACGTAGTTGAAAATTGGATGGAAGAAAACAAACTGGCTATCCAGTCCGGTCTTCGTACGGAAATCGCAGAAGGTTTCATGAACAAATTGAAAGATCTGTTCACTGAATCCTACATCGAAGTTCCAGAATCCAAAGTCGACCTAGTGGACGATCTTGCGGAGCAGGTTCAAGAGCTTGAAACCAAGCTTAACGAATCTACTGCAAAGCAGATCCAAATGACTGAAGAGCTTGAGCAGTTCAAGCGTTATGAAGTCATTAGAGAACACGCACGTGGTCTCGCCGAAACAGAAGTAGAAAAACTCGTTAAATTGACTCAGGACATCGATTATGTTAGCGAAGAAACTTTTGCAGAAAAAGTTGCTACCATTAAAGAATCCTATTTCAAGAAAGCAGTAGCTTCTGAAAACAACACTGATCTTATTGAAGAAGAAGCAGAAGACGAAGTCGAAGTTTCTGATGCAATGAATCAGTATCTCGCAGCCCTAAAGAAAACACAACGATAATTAGGAGTCCATAGAAATGCATAACGTAATTTCCTATGATAAGCTCGTCGAGAAATGGGCACCAGTTCTGAATGAAGAGACTGCTGGTTCCATTAAAGACGCGCACAGAAAAGCGGTTACTGCCGTTGTTCTGGAAAACCAAGAAAGAGCTTTCCGTGAGGAAGCAGAGCAGGGTTCATTCCTTTCGGAAGCTGCTCCAGGTAACTCAACTTCATCTGCTGCTAACTGGAACCCAGTTCTGATTAGCCTTGTACGTCGCGCTCTTCCAAACATGATCGCATACGACGTTGCAGGTGTTCAGCCAATGACTGGTCCAACTGGTCTTATCTTCGCAATGAAGAGCCGTTACGACGGTGGTTCAACAACTAACCGTGAAGCACTGTTCAACGAAGCAGAAACAAACTTCTCCGGTGACTCTTCAGCAACTCATGATTCCGACAACGCTTCTGGCTTGTTCGGCATCGACTCAGCTGCTCAAGACTCTAACTTGGACGATCAGCGTCTTACTTCAATCTTCGGCGGCGGTATGCCAACAGGCGACGCTGAAGGTCTTGGTTCAGCATCTGTTGATCCAAACTCTGCATTCCGCGAAATGGGCTTCACCATCGAGAAAGCTACAGTCACTGCCAAAAGCCGTGCACTGAAAGCTGAATACTCGCTGGAACTTGCTCAGGACCTTAAAGCTATCCATGGATTGGATGCTGAAACTGAACTGGCCAACATTCTGTCAACAGAAATCTTGGCTGAAATCAACCGCGAAGTTATTCGTACTCTGAACACTCAGGCGAAAACTGGCGCATCAACTGCAAACACTGCAGTTAATGGTATCTTCGACCTCAGCACAGACGCTGATGGCCGTTGGTCCGTTGAAAAGTTCAAAGGCTTGATCGTACAGGTTGAGCGTGAAGCAAACATCATTGCAAAAGAAACACGTAGAGGTAAAGGTAACTTTATGATCTGTTCCTCTGACGTAGCTTCTGCACTTGCTGCTTCAGGCATGCTGGACTATGCTCCTGCAATGTCAACTAACCTGAACGTTGATGACACAGGTAACACTTTCGCTGGTACGCTCAACGGTCGCATGAAGGTCTATATTGACCCATATGCAACTGCTGACTACGTAAACGTAGGTTATAAGGGTACAAACCCATATGACGCTGGCGTATTCTACTGCCCATACGTTCCACTAACAATGGTACGTGCGGTTGGTGAAGACACCTTCCAGCCAAAAATCGGCTTTAAGACTCGTTACGGTATGGCTTCAAACCCATTCGTTGGCGATACTCCAGCCGATGGTCTTGCAACTGTTAAGACTAACCAGTACTACCGTATCTTCCGCGTGGACAACATCCTCGCCTAATCGGTATAATAATAAAAAAAGGGAGGGGAATCCAACCCCTCCCAACTAAGAGCGCTTCGGCGCTCTTTTTTTTAATCCGTGTATTGTGATGGAACAGCTGAAGCATCCCAAACATATGGTCTATACTTAGGATTACCAACGACTACAACGTCGCCATCACCAACCTCGGTCCAGACACGATCGTCCATCCATTTATGGTAGTAAGCAGGACCACCCCAGACTTTCCGAGCCCGTTGGTAGGTAGCTTGATCCATTCCTACATAGTGTACAGTTCTAACCATAATATAACTCCTTTCCTCTTTGTAACTTTCAATGTAACTGGCCTTTTTTTGCTTGTTCAAAACTAGTCATATCATCTTTAAAAAGAACAATCTGTTCTACGATTTTATCATAATCGTGTTCATTTAACAATGTTCTATACATGCTAAGACCCGTACTGACAAGTATAGCTGCAATCAGTAAGGGATCTTGATCTTCTTCAACTAAATCATTTGTTAAATTAATATAGTGATTATAAACTTCCGAAAAGGCCTTTTCTTCAAAATCTTCCCAGTTCATTGTACTACACTCCTTCATAGTGATCTGCAAGTACTTCCATACATTCGCTAATATAAGGCTTTTATAATTAAATGTAAACCCCCCTCCCCCCTATTTTTTTTCATTTTTTTTGTATAAATAGACGTAAGGAGTATTGATATGGCAGTTACAGTAAATCAATTAGAAAACACAAACTTCATGGCACCAACTGGTTTCCGTGTGGTTATTAATAGACAACGTTTTCCGAATTTAGAATTTTTTGCACAAACAGTATCACATCCAAGTGTTATTGTAACACCAAGTGAAGCACCTTTCCGTTTCTCGAATGCGTACATCCCAGGTGATAAGATCTTTTACGAGGAGCTACAAATTACAGCTATTCTTGATGAAAACATGACACTCTATATGGAAATGTTTGAATGGCTTAAAAGCTTCGTAGAAAATCCATTGGATCAAAATGCGACGGGTATATACAGAGAAGGTGATAAATCTTTGTACGATATTTCTGTACTAGTACTTAACAGCCACAACAACGTGGTACGTACTATTACCTATAAAGATGCCTTTCCATCTACACTTGGTAACGTAGAGTTCAGTTCTACAATCGGTGATGTTCAGTACATCACACTTCCTATTACCTTTAGATATACGACGTTTACAGTCAGCTAAAAATGTGATATAATTATATTATGATTGAGCACTACATTTATCATTATCAACAAGATCCGAAAGTAGCAAAAAGAAACAAAGAAAAGATTTTGGATCTTATCGAACAGGATAAACACAAATACAATATCCAGCTGAACAAAGAAGGATATTGGTACGATTATCCAGATTGCGGTAAACGCAAGACCGCATACGAAAATAAAGCACTAAAAGTTATTTGGCCATTTGCAGAACAGACAGCTCTAGAATTCGGTTGTAATATTTATCGAAGACCCCCGGTATGGTTTCAACAATATCCTAAAGGCTCTAAGTTCGGTTGGCATACTCATCCTAAATCTCATTTTGCTTGTGTTTATTTTGTAGAACTACCTAATCCTAATTATGCAACTGAATTCTTAACTTTAGGTAGATTTCCGGTTAATGAGGGTGATATTATCTTTTTCCCAGCTTTTTTACCACATAGATCTCCTCATATAAATATTGATCAAAGGAAGACTATTATCTCTACAAATTTTGATCTTGATTTCAAAAGGTATTAATTATTATGAATCTTGAAACTATCTTAGAAATGTGGACTGATGATTGTAAAATTACTGGTTCACTAGACGAATCTTCTAGACAAACACCTATACTTCATGCTAAGTACTTAGCTATGCTCACACAAGCAAAGTTACAACTTAAAAGATCAGAGATGCAGCAAAAGTCTTTACTTAAAGATAAGTGGCTTTACTACAATGGTAAAATGTCAAAAGAAGATATCGAAGAGCGGGGTTGGCAGTTCGATCCGTTTAATGGTCTAAAAGTACTGAAGGGGGAAATGGATTACTACTACGATGCAGATGTTGACATACAAAAGTCAGAAGAAAAGGTCCAGTACTGGAAAACCATTACAGAAACCTTAACAGAAATTGTCGATAATATTAAATGGAGACACCAAACAATTGGTAATATGATCCGTTGGCGTATGTTCGAAGCTGGTGATTAAACTACTTCTTCGGTTTTAGTTATATACTGATAAGTAAGATCCATGTCGTCAAAGGATTCATCAGTATAATCTAGACCAGCTTTGATAGTTTGCCAATGATTATACACATCTTCCGATGGCCAATCAACAATATATGTAAGAGTTTGTGTAGATTGATCAAAGGTGAAGGTATGCGTGGTAGCCCAAGCGGCTTCTATATCTGTACCATGTATAGCCCAAAGACCTGTCGTGTCATTTTCTGCAATTGCACTAAACTGAGCAGCATCGGACATTTGGTTTCCAATATAATATTCAAAAAACTCAGTGGCAGTAGCTTTTGTTTGATAACCAGCCATTGTAGAGTTGCCGACAGAAGTAACTTTAACAGAGTGTGTCATTCAAATTTCTCCGATGGAATCTAATTTACAGTGCTATTTATACGTTATAGATACTCAAGATGGAAAATATTAAAGTAAAAATGCAGAACCATTCAATGCTACAAATCGGTTGCGATTACGGTATTGCTAATGAGCTAAGTGATTTCTTTTCTTTCTTTGTCCCTGGTTATAAATTTATGCCTGCATATAAGAATAGGGTATGGGATGGTAAGATTCGTCTGTTTAATATCACACAGATGACACTGCCTGTTGGGCTATATCCGTTCCTAAAAGAATTTGCTAAACCCCGGAATTATACGATTGAGCCTATATTGGATGATCATTACGGATTGCCAGAAGTACTGAATCCTATTAATCCGGATGAGATCTATCAATATATTAAAGATCTAAATTTGCAATCACGTGGTAATCCAATTGATATACGTGATTATCAGTTCGATGCATTCTGTCATGGATTATATAAAAAACGAGGTGTATTGATCTCCCCAACTGGTTCTGGTAAGTCTCTTATCATCTATGCTTTTGTTCGTTACTATTTAGATATGATTGATGAACATCAGAAAGCACTGATTGTTGTGCCTACCACATCTCTCGTCGAACAGATGTACAATGACTTTGGTGACTACGGTAATAATGAAGATTGTCATAGGATTTATTCTGGTCGGGATAAAGACACAGATAAGCGTATTATTATATCAACATGGCAATCAATTTATAAGTTACAGCCATCTTGGTTCCAACAATTTGGTATGGTTATTGGTGATGAGTGTCATGGATTTAAATCTAAGTCACTTACTACATTAATGAATAAATGTACAGAGGCTGAATATAGGTTTGGCACCACAGGTACGCTTGATGGATCACAAACACATGAGCTCGTATTACAAGGTTTATTTGGGAAGATATATAATGTAACAACAACAAAAAAGCTGCAGGATGAAGATACTCTTGCAAAGTTAAAAATCAATGTGTTGTTGTTAAAGTACTCTGAAGAGATACGAAAAGATTTTGGCAAACGAACCTATCAGGAAGAAATTGATTACATTGTTAAGTATGAACGACGCAATAATTTTATTCGTAACCTTGCTTTGGGTCTCGATGGGAACACCCTTGTTCTATTTCAATACGTTGATAAACACGGAAAACCGTTATTCGAACTCATTAGAGATAGAGCACATGAACGAAGAAAAGTATTCTTTGTATCAGGGGAAACAGAAACGTCAGATCGTGAAGCGATCCGTAGAATAGTAGAAGGACAAAAAGATGCTATCATCGTCGCGAGCCTTGGAACTTTCTCTACTGGTATCAATATTCGTAATCTACATAATGTTATCTTTGCATCCCCTTCTAAATCACAAATCAGAGTCCTGCAATCAATTGGTAGGGGATTAAGAAAGTCAGATAATGATCGTGATACAGTACTGTACGACGTAGCTGATGATCTACATTGGAAGCTCAGAAAAAATTATACACTAGAACATAGTGCTGAAAGAATCCGGATGTATGTTAAAGAGGAATTTCCATATAAAATTTTTGAGGTAGATATATGAGTTACAAACAATTAAAGTTAATTAGCGGTGAAGAAATTATCTGTGAAATAGTCTATTGGCCAGATGAAAAAACAGATGACCAAACGATGGTTATACGATCTGCGGTGGAATTAGCTATGCATGAAGATATTGAAGAGGCTATTCGATTTTATACGTTTAGACCATATATGATGTATATTCATGACGAAGAACAGCTTATCACTTTAAATGGTAATAACATTACATCAATTACTACTCCTGCCGCGGAAATATTTAAACAATATAAAGCTCATATGAAAATGGTACGGAAAGAAGTATCTAATGATATCGATTCAGATCAACCGAACGTTCTTAAGTTTAGGCCCAGGTATCACTAGTACTTTATCCCTGCCTAAGATTGACATCTTATTATACCGAAAAACTTATGATCTGTAAACCCCCAAAAAAGATGTTTACAAAACTTTTTTTCTACGGTATAATATAAGCTATATAAAAGGTGAATGTAAATGAAACCATCAGAAAAGCCACATTATGTAAATAACAAACAATTTTCTCACGCAGTGGTTGACTATGTAAAAGAAGTAAACGATGCAGAAAATTCTGGTACAGAACCACCAAAGGTACCGGACTATATTGCTATGTCGTTTATGAAAATTGCTGAAGGTCTATCCCATAAGGCTAACTTTATTCGATATACCTACCGAGATGAAATGGTTATGGATGCAGTAGAGAATTGTCTAAAGGCTATTAAAAACTACAATATTAATGCTGCTACACGCACTGGTAATCCTAATGCCTTTGCCTATTTTACACAGATATCCTGGTATGCTTTTCTTCGTCGTATTGAAAAAGAAAAGCGACAGCAAGATATTAAAATGAAATATATTAGTCAATCACCTTTTGAAGACTTTGCCGTATCTGATCAGGTAGACGAAGCATCCCTTGCTGCAGCACATCAGTATGTTGATTCACTTCGTGTAAAGATTGATCAGGTAAGGAATCGTGATGCTTATTATGATGCTATTGAAAAAGAAGAAAAGAAGAAGAAACGTAAACCTCGTGCTTCTTCTACTGACTCTGATCTTGGGGAGATATTCTCTTAATGCAAATTGCTGTCTTGAACGATACCCATTGCGGTATCCGTAACTCTTCTGACATCTTTCATGATAATGAAGAGAGATTTTATAATGAGGTCTTTTTCCCAACCTTATTGGATATGGGGATTAAACGTATTGTACATCTTGGTGATGTATTCGATAACCGTAAGTTTATTAACTTTAAGTCACTCCATCGATACCGTAAAACATTCTTGGCTAAGCTACGTGAGTACGGTATGCACATGGATGTTATTCCAGGTAACCACGACACCTTCTATAAAAATACAAATGATCTGAATAGTTTGAAAGAGCTTCTTGGTCACTATATGAATGAGGTTACTATTCATATGGAACCTACTGTAGTAAACTACGACGGATTTAAGTTAGCACTACTACCTTGGATCTGCGCAGAGAACTACGACCGCTCTCTTGAGTTCATTAAAACGTGTAAGGCAGATTGGCTTGGTGGTCACTTAGAGCTACAAGGCTTCGAAGTCATGAAAGGGGTAGTATCGCCACATGGCTTAGATCATAAACTATTCTCCCGTTTTGAACAGGTTATATCTGGACACTTTCATACCAAATCAGAAAAAGATAATATCTTGTATCTTGGTTCCCAGATGGAATTCTTTTGGAATGATGCACATGATCCAAAGTCATTCCATATCATTAACACTGAACGTCGTGATATTACTGCTATTCCGAATCCAAATACGTTATATGAAAAAATCGTCTATGATGATACTAAACACGACTATATGGATTATCTACAGTATAACCAGCACTTAGATAACAAGTTTGTTAAGGTTGTAGTTATAAATAAAACTGATCTGTATATGTTCGATAAGTTCATCGATGCTATTCAGTCTAGACCAATTCATGAACTAAAGATTGCCGAGAACTTTAATGAGTTCTTAGGTGAAAACGTAGAAGATGAAAACATTTCGGTGGAAGACACTGCGGAACTATTAGATAATTATGTCGATGCAGTAGATACAGATCTTGACAAAGAACGTATTAAAATTTATATGAGAAATTTACTTACCGAGGCCCAGACTCTTGAGGTCGCTTAATGGACTTTGTACTCTGCATATTACCTAAGGTATTACCAACAGCACCAACCAGCGGGGTTGGTGTTTTAAAGTCACATCTTGAGGCTGCAGGTTTTACTGCAAAAATTCTAGATTGGAACGTAAGTCTTTATAATGCTCTTGATGAGGATGAAAAGGAAGGATATATTTCTGGTACTGTTGCAGGTACGGAGAATGGAGAAAATATATGGAATAGTTATTCCAGGAAGCCTTATGGGGATAGAAATTTTATAAATTTTAGAAAATTTACTAAAAAATACCGGGATGCTATTGATGGATGGATTTTTGAATTAAAAGAATTAAAACCTAAATGGATCGGCCTGAGTCTTTTAGCTTGGAGGACATCAAGCTCTTTTGCAGTCTATATGTGTGAACGTATCAGAAAGAATATACCTGATGCTAAAATAGTACTTGGTGGGACAGGTATTGAAGCTTCATCTTGTAAAGTGTATAAGGAATTAGGTTTAATTGATCATTGGATCTTTGGTGATGCAGAAAACTCTTTAATTGAATTAATGAAAGGTAATATGAAATATCCTGGTATCGATTCTCTAATACCTGGTCAATTACACGATCTAGATCAGATGATGTTACCTAATTATGATGATATTGATTGGTCTTTATACAAGGAAGAAGAGATTGATACAGGATTTAAAGGTGGCGTTGCTCATGTAACTGGATCCCGTGGATGTGTACGAAACTGTGACTTTTGTGATGTAAATAGACTTTGGCCTAAGTACAGGTTTAGATCCTCAGAAAAGATCTTTGAGGAAATGGTTATGTACAAAGAAAAGTACAACCGAACTCTTATACATTTCAATGATTCTCTTATAAATGGTAGTATGAAAACCTACAGAGAATTAATGAAAATAATATCATCGGATCCAAGAGCAGAAGGACTAAGATGGCATAGCCAATTTATTATTCGTAGTGAAAGACAAATGACCCCTGAAGACTGGGAGTTAACCTCAAAGGCTAACCCTGCTCTTCTTGAGATCGGTGTAGAATCTTTTTCACAAAAAGTCAGAGAAGATATGGAAAAGGGGTTTACAAACGATGATTATTGGTATACAATGAATATGATAAAAAAATATAAGATCCCAACCTGGATTAATATCTTATTTGGTTATCCGACTGAAACAGAAGAAGATCACGAGATAAATCTAGATAGTCTTCGGCGTATGTATAAAGACGGGTATAGCCCACTAATTCGTGTACTTCCCGTATCTACTTTTGGTATGAGTAGAGATGAAAAAGCCTATCAAAAATATAAGTCTGAACTGACTGGTGGTTTCTGGGACTGGGAGTGGCGAGGAAACACCGAACGTGTACGAAAAAGAAGACAGCTTGAATTTTTAGAGCTTCAGGATTCGCTGGAAACAGAATATGGTGGTCCAGGCCTTTTTAGTACGGGTAAACAAAGACTCACTTATCGTAGAAAAGAACGTGAGCTCGGGTATATATAATACTATACATTATGAAGTGAGGAATTCATGATTAAGTTTGAAACCCTCCGTTGGAAGAACTTTCTTTCCACCGGTGATAACTGGACAGAAGTCCATTTAACAAAAACTAAATCTACTCTTATTGTTGGTCAAAATGGTGCAGGTAAATCGACTATGCTCGATGCACTATCATTTGCGCTCTTCGGTAAACCACATAGAAATATTAATAAGCCACAACTGGTAAACACTATCAACCAAAAGAATTGTTCGGTTGAAGTAGAATTTATTGTTGGTAAATCACAGTTTAAAGTTGTACGTGGTATTAAGCCCCAGGTCTTTGAAATTTGGAAGAATGGTACGTTACTCAATCAGGACTCACATGCAAAAGAATACCAAAAGATTCTTGAGCAAAACATCCTGAAGCTGAATCACAAGTCATTTCACCAAATTGTTGTGCTAGGTAGTAGCAGCTTTGTTCCTTTCATGCAACTACCAGCACAACATCGACGTGACGTTATTGAAGATCTACTGGACATTAACGTATTCTCGAAGATGAACACACTAATCAAAGAGAAGCAATCTATTCTAAAGGAAACATTAAAGGATAAAGATCACCAATTAGAATTGCTTAAAAATCGTATTGATTCTCAAAAGAAATATATTCGTGACATTACAGCAATGAACGAAGAAGAGATTGCTCAGAAGAGGACACAGATTGATGAAGCGAATGGAGAGATTAACAAACTTCAGTCAATTAACAGTGATGCGTCTAGTTACATCGAAAAGCACGCAGAAGAGACATCAAGTCGTTTGGCGGGTGCGCACGATAAAAAACAGAACCTACTTCAGTATCGGGCTCAATTCAACACCCAGATTAAAACCGTTGTTAGAGATACAAAATTTTACGAGGAAAATCAAACGTGTCCATCCTGCGAACAAGAGATTACCGAAGAAACAAGAAGTCGTAAACTCCAAGAGGGTAAGAACAAAGCGTCGGAACTACACTCGGCAATTCGGAAGCTTAGCGAAGAAGGGGAATCTCTCACTACGCTCCTTGATGAACTCAATACCCTATCCCAGGAGATTAAAGATAAACAGACGAGTACACATGTTAACAATCAGACGATACAACGCTTACAAAAAACGATTTCCAGTCTGGAAGACGACATCGTTAGACTAACAGGACGTGAGGGCGACTTAGGTAAAGCCAATCAGGAACTCTCGGATATGAACAGTGACCGCAGCAACCTGATGGAAGAGAAACTAAAACTTAACGAAGAATTTTCCTATAATACTGTAATGGGTGAAATGCTTAAGGACACTGGTATCAAGACTAAGGTGATTAAGCAGTATATCCCTGTTATCAATAATCTGGTCAATAAGTACCTACAGATACTGGATTTCTTTGTACACTTTAACTTAGACGAAAGCTTCAATGAAACCATTCGCTCGCGCCACCGCGACGCGTTCTCGTACGACTCATTCTCAGAAGGCGAAAAACAACGTATCGATCTTGCACTACTATTCACATGGCGCATGATTGCTAAGATGAAGAATTCAGTTGCTACCAACCTATTGGTACTGGATGAAACATTCGATTCGTCACTGGACCATGATGGTGTAGATAACCTAATGAAGATCCTGTACAGTCTAGAAGATGATACAAATACATTTGTTATTTCACACAAGGGTGAGATCCTTGATGGTAAGTTCCAGAACAAGTTGGAATTCTACAAAGAGAAAAATTTCTCAAGGTTGCGAGATAATGGTTTACAAATGGCTTCTTAAGCGGTATAATGTATTATTAATGAAACAAAGGTGAGTGAGATGAAACTATCCCCATATACACAATCAGTTCTTAAGAACTTTGCTGGTATTAATACCAATCAGGTATTTAACGCCGGTGATCGTATTAACACTATCGCACCAGCCCGTAATATTCTATCAAGTGTAAAGCTTGATATTGAATTTCCAGAACGGTTTGGTGTGTATGATCTAAATGAATTCCTTAATGTTGTATCGCTTGTCGACGAACCAGAGATTAAGTTCGAAGATAAGTATGCAGTGATCGGTGATTCTACCGGTCGTACTAAAATCAAATACTTCTTTACTGACATTGATATGCTTATTGCACCAGACGATAACATGATCAGTAAAGCAATGGATCTAGAAGATTTCGAGGTAGAATTTACCTTGGATGCTGACACCATCAACCGTGTCAAACGTGCACAGAGTGCACTTGGTCATCAGACTTTGTCAGTGACATCGTCTAGTGGCGCGATTGCTCTTACCGTAACAGATAAGGACAATCCTACCTCAAACTCATTTACGATTGAGGTACCTGGG